GTTTTTTCTTTTTTCCTGTCGCGAATCCCCCCGAGACCAATCGCCGATAAGGCACCGAAGTGCTCACCGTAGGTCACAAATCAGAACTAAGGTTTGTCAGACGCACCGGGAATCGAACCCAGATTCTTGGCCCCGCCACATCTACGGTAGGCTTCAAACGCCATCATCCGCCCCTTAGCTGCGGCACCAATCATTACCGGTTGCCCAGTTCATGATGTCACACTCTCGGTCAGGGGGGGGCCTCCCATGGAGCCCCTCCGTTCGCTCATAAGTAGTTTCGTCCTCACTCCGGAGGATTGTAATAATAGATTTTCCTCTTGCCGGATAGAGTACCACCGGCAAGGACTTTAGAACTATAGATTTTTTTCTTATTACTTTGATACCCATTTGTTTCCGCGCGATATGATGGTTTTACATTGGCGAGCGGCCAAGTCGATCATCATCCCTTCCTTTGTGCATTACTGCACCGCTCTAATCGAGAACGGCGGTCGGGACTACTTCGAGTGGTCTTACTCTCCCATCTCGGTTACAAATTCTTCGCCTCGGGATTCGGCCCGTCCACTACTTCCGAACTTACCTTCAGGAATGAGATTATCGTTCCTCCAGGAAATCCGATCAACTACAATCACTTCTGGTGGGTAGGTTTCTCATGATCGATCGGTACTGTATAATGGTTAACAGTCTAAACAAGATACCAATCTCCCTACTACAGCTTTGCCTCTAACTGCAACTCTTCATGACCTCCTCCCTAAGGTCAGAGCAGATTTTAAGAAGGCACCTCCGTCAGCGGGTCTGACGGAAGCATCTCGGAATGGAGTAGGATACATCTTTTCCCTCACAATTCGGTAACTATGTGCCAAGGTCAGCTGTCTATGGAAGCTCAAATTTTTCTTTATCAGACATTCGTGCTCTGATAAAAGCATCCATGGCGTTAGCTCCTCGACCTCCCGATATAAGGGTCGTGGCCAAATAAATGACCATCGCACGGCAGTACCCACAAGCCGGATTCTGCAGGAATCAGTGGTTCTTCGGTATTCTTGGTACCTCCTGTGAAAGCTCGACCGGTCGAGCTTCTTTTCTAGAGGGACGCAAGGGACGCCAGTCCAAGCCGCGGTGTGGAGTCCCTGGATCTGTGAGCATAGCTCATCTATCACAGGGTAGAACTCTTCACGCGGTGGACGACCGACTACGGTAGGAAAAGACCTATCGCAGACTGGCAAAACATCCCCCACCCTCTCATCAAATTGTTTCACAGGAAACAGTACTCCTGCGTCAATGGCACCCGGTCCATCCAACGCAGCCCGCCGAAACCACTTCTTCTTCTTGAGAGAGTGCATCCAATAAGCAGGTATATTAGATAAGGTGAAGCCTTTCAAGGATATTTCATATCTCATCACAACATTGACGATCCATTGCTGGACGCTGTGACGAAATGTCCGTATACCCTCTATTATGCTTGTTAAGATCTCCCCGGGTTCATTTTGCAACGGCAAAAGGAAAGAGAGAATAGGTTTGCCAACGAGATTCATATTTTGCACGTCGAAGGTCTGACTATTCAGATCCGCCCAACGTCTTGATCTCATGGTTTTCTTTTCGTTGACGACTAGCCCGAAAATGCTTGTAACAGCACGCCATTTTTCGTACATGGCCTGGCTGCCTTGAAACAAGCAATCGTCACCGTTAAACTTTCCTATTCTTCGACTCTCTCTACCGTAAACGTCCTCTGCGGCTATATCGTGGCAAGCCTTGTTCAAAAGGCAAAGTACAGGGAAACTGACCAGATTTCCCATCATAGAACCCCGATTGATTGGTCGGATTCTGCCACTTTTACTTTTCCACCGCAGATCTGCAAAACTCCTCACAAGGATCTCTCTCTCCTCTATCGTTAACCTCTCATCTTCCGCCAACACCTCAATGATGGCCTCAACGGCAGGTTGAAATATATTGTCTGTAGCGGACTCGTAGTCTCCGCTAATTATTTCTTCCTCACCTGAGCGCACCACTTCGGCGAAATCGTCTGCCTTCACATCCCCTCGAACACACCATCCAAAGCGGGAAATATGGTCGTACAGAGCATTATGAACAGGTCGCAGTTTGGCCTTTACGAGCGCCGACTGCATTGTGACCACTCTGAACTTCCCTTTTGTCTTGGCAACACCCCGACGAACCAGCGAGTAATCGGTACTAGCTTCGTTCAGGTTGACTGCCAACGTACCCCCATGCCCCTTGGATATCTCAAAGCACCCCTGCTGGTCAGGTACGTAGTGCTCGTTCGTGTAATCCGAAGGTAGATCCGGGTCAACGATACCCTTTCTACATCTATCCAACTCCCTCCCCCATCCACTCGTTAACTCCCGTATGTGTCTCTGCAAGCGCGCGGTATAAAAACCGCAGATAGCATTACCCATCTCCGGTATCGCTTCAGCCTTTGCAGCCCACATCCTTCGGGCCTTCTCAGCTTCTCTCTCATCACACTTTCGGCAAGGAAGATCAAATATACGCTTGCACCCTTTCCAGGTCGCAAGAAGTCGCATACGCTTCCTACCGTCAGAATACTTATCAGTGATGAAATTACACCATCTATCCCACTCCGACCTCATGTCAGAGCAGTTCCCTACGAAAGTAGGTGTATCGTGCGTGAGATTAAACTCGCGACACACGATCTGAACTGCCCTATTGAGGGACTTGGCCAAGGACCTACTTGCATTGCAAGAGGCACCGCGGTCAGACATCGGTTTTACCTTCCTAAACGATTTGGAGGCAAATTTATTTGTCATCTGAGCGTGGGTCTTGTACACGTGGG